GAACATCCAACGCGCCTTGTTGCAGTCTTTGTTGCTGTAAACCAATTTGACCAAGTTGACCCAATCTTTGTTGTTGTATTGAACCAACGCCCCCAAGCAATCCTGCTTGTTGTTGTCTTGCGCGTAGCTCTAATTCTGGGGCAAACATTGCCATTTGCTGTTGTCTTGCGATATCTGATTCGGCAGCTCTTTGAGCTTGCTCAAAACCAGCTTGTCTTAAACCAGCAGCAGTTCTAGCTTGTTGCTCGATGTAAGGTCTTTGTGATTCAGATTCTAGTAAAGCAGAGCGTGAACCACCAAATGCGCCAGCGCCGATTGCGCGTGATTGCGCTTGACCTCTAGCTATATCAGCTTGTCTTTGTATATCAGCCATAGATTGATCGATGACTTGTTGCTGATAAGGTGATTGATATGCACCTATGTCAGCCCCTAACAATGAACCAACTTGACCTACTTGTGGCGCTTGCTGTTGAGCTAATCCTTGTAAACCTGTTAATGGGTCATACTGCATACCAGTTTCAAACAAACCTCGAGTGGCTTGAAATTGTCTAAGTTGATCTGGGTTAAAACCAGCAACTCGTGATCCTGTGTATGGAACAAATGGTTGTTGTGCAATACCTTTGGCTCTGCCATAAAGATCTTCGTACATAGCCATTTGTCTAGGATCGACTTGAGTAGATGATGTTTGTTTAGAGCCGCCGCCTTTAGCTGCCCCGTAAAGCGCTGTTCCTGCTGTTATTAATGTTAATGGATCTGCCATATATATATCCTATAATTCTTTGCTTATCATGTATTCTTGTTTAAATCCAAGATGTTTAACCTTTCTTAACCAACCTTTACGACCGCTTCCAGTAATTTTATTTATACCTATTTCTCTTGCGTAATTTTCAATACTTTTAAGCATTTTTTCTACCTCTTCGTATTTACCAGCTATACATAAAATGTGTAATATTTTCTTTTTAGGGAAAAATACAAATTCTGTAACAATAGCTGTTTCTTTTCCTGGCCATAATAAGGCTATTCCATTTCTTATTTTATCCTCTACATCGTCAATTGTATAGAAGTCTTGGTATTCTACAGCTTTTTCAATCAAAGGCTTACAGCGTTGCCACTGTACTTCCCACTCTTCGGGTTCTTTTTTAATGGGTGTGACTTTATTAATCGCCTTTTCCATACTCAACGATACTCATAATTACACTTAATTTGTTTGCATGAGAAGCTGTGCAATTTATAATTTCTCCTGCTGTTAATATTAAACTTCTCGTTAATAATTCAACTGTATTATTTGCGCCTATATTGTATTGTGACCATAGCGTATGCACCACAGAGTCATCACTTGTCATGGTTAAAGTAAAATTTGTTTGTTGACCGCCATCCTCTGTTACTAAAATTGATTCAATAATTGCAAAGTCAAAATCACCACCGCTAGGTGCTGTATAAATTAAAGTCGCACTTGTTGTTGTTAAATCAACTGTTGCATTAACAGCCCTTTGTATGTACTGTCTTTGTGAGGATAAATCCATTATCTTTTACCTCTTGGTCTAATGTTTAATCTAATTTTTCCTACTTGAAAGTCTTGTGTGGTACTGCCTGTAACTGTCATTTGTACTTGTCGTGCAGTAAACCTTGCATCGGTATAACCATCACTTTCAAAAGTAAAACTGCCAAAGTCGGTTTCTGCACCGAGTGGAGTAAATTTACCTTTGAAACTAAGGGTGACACCTGGAAGCGTGTTAGCCTCTTCGTCTGGAATGATTTGATTGCATTGGACATAATTGTCACCATTGCCTATTTCAATAGGCCCAGAGGTCGCATATGGAACAGCAGAGCCTAAATTAGGTGAGTTACCTAATACAGTTGATTCGTGCTGATACACAAAACCAGCGTTATCTGCTGAAGTTGGGAAATCAAAGACACCTTGGTCAACCCAACAACCTCTGTCTAGCTCACCAATAGACCAAACATTTTCACCATAATTCCAAATGACGTATTTGTTAGGAGCGTATTGATTATCACCGCTTGGGAATCCCCACCATAATTCATTGAAGTTAGAGTTATGACCGCCCCAACAAGCCTGTTTGCCAGACACATTTAGTTGATCGTAAACATAATCATGCACTTCGCATGGTATTTCTCTAACAGTGCCATCGTATACAAAGAAAGAGTTTTCACCCATCCACGCTAGGAAGTTACCAGTAGAAACAATAGAACGTCTGCTAACTGTTTTGCAGTTAGTTCCAGCATCAGCAATACCATAAACAAAAGGTGAACCAGCATAGAACATTCTGCTAATACCAGTATCACTAAAAATAATAATGTCATTGCCAAATGATGCTGCCATGATAGCTCTGCCACCTGTAGGGATTTGTAAATCACCTGCGGTGTTAGTAGCTTTAGATGTCCAGTTAGTATTATCTTCTCTGTTTGACCATGATATTTTTCTTGGATCTCCGTCTGAACCTATGGCAACTAAATGTCTTTCGTTGGTTACAATAATTGCTTGACACCCTGTGGGCGCGTTAGATACGACTGTGGCTATGGTATCGGGTGATCCACCTGCTGAGTCTGGTCGCCATTGGTAAATCTTACCATCACCAGAAAAACAAAAGTTTAAATGCTCTCCCCAGTTATCAAAAGAAAAATGACCCGATCTTAAAGGTAATCCTGATTGTGAACGAGCATCACCATAATCTTCTACATTGTAATTGTATGCACCATAACCAAGAGGGTCATTAGATGCATCATTCACAAAGCCTACAGGTGTAATATCAGTCCAAGTGTTGTCGTATAGGACATAAACTTTTTCTCTTGTACCGACTGCCAGTATAGGCTGACCTAAATTATCGTTATAGGCGTACATCCCAATCGGTGCGCCATCTAGTGCTGTGGCTCTAAGTTTTGTCCAGCCACCTATAGGTTTTAAATATCCGTTTTCAAAACGAACTAAATTTCCATCAACCCAACGGCCTTTATTAGCATAATCAGTTCCATTCTTGACTATACCCGCAGGAGGTGTGATTGGAAATAATGCCATTCAATTAAGCAACTAATTGTTTTGTTTCGCTTGTTGGATTTATTTCGTCTGCAATTTTTGCATCAAGGCTATCTTTTAAAGATTGTACCTCTTCTTCACCCATCGCATTTTCGACCCAGCCTTGTACTTGAGCAGCAGTTACGCTGTCAAAGTCTGTGAAGTTTGAAAGATCTGAGGTTTCTAATGCTTGTGTCCCATAAACACTTGCAGTGTAAGGATTACCCTCTGGATCTAATTCAGTATCAGTGGCGTTTAATCGCCAGTGTACGTTATAGATTACATTGGTGTGATCTTCGTCAGTAGGATATACATCCACTGTGTTTACATTCCATTCATATGATATTGCCATTTTATGCTCCTTTTAATTCTGCTACATCGGCTTGTAGCTGTTCTATTATTTCTTGTTGTTCAATCATTGCTTTAGCAAGTAATGGAACAAGTTTTGATTGGTCAATGCCCTGGTATTTAGGCTCACCTGCTTTTTCGTGATCCGCAGGATAAACCTCGTCTTTAACACCGCCTACAGATTCTGGTACAACTTCTTGTGTTTCGTGAGCAATAAAGCCATCAATAACAGTATTTGTTGGGTCTTTAATCCAATTAAATCTTACTGGTTTAAGTTCTTTTAATCTTGGAATAGCATCCCAATCATAAGTTACATTTTCTTTTAATCTGTAATCTGATGAGGTTTGATATTCAGTAGCAGAAGCAGTAACCCTAATTCTACCTACATCAGCATTAGCTTGTCTAAAATCTATTACATAAGTACCAGAGGTTTGATTATTAATAACCCCAACCTCTTGACCGCCATCACCTTGATCTACAATAAATGCAAATCTGCCATCTTCTAGCAATGAAGTTCCTGCGGCGGTGTTGGAAGTTGCAGTTTTTCCAACGTGCAAATTTCCAGAGCTATCAATCCTCATGCGTTCTGTTGTACTGCTGCCATTACTAAAGAACATTTCGTTTGTGTCTGTTATTGATATTCTTGCCCTTTCAGCAGAATCATCTCTAAAGAAAATATAATTTGCTTGGTTTCCACCTGCTTGTATATCAAGTGCGGCCCAGTTAGTGTCGCTGTTTGTAATTTTTAATTTAGTGCTTCCACTTCCCACAACGTCTAATCTGTTAGAAGGACTTGCCCCAATTCCAACATTTTCATTTGCATCAATAATTAACGCATTAGATGTAGCATTATCATCAATACCAGTTGAAGTAAATCCTGTCAGCGTTCCAACACTTGTAATGTTAGGCTGTGCTGCTGTTACAAGAGTTCCTGTGATTGAGGTGTTTGCAGTTAAGGTTGTA